CATCGTGTCGGTAATCGAGCTTCCATCGGTCTCGTACAGTTCCACGACCTGGGCGGAATGGTTGTGGTCAACCTGCGCCTGGAATTCCCAGTCGTTTCCGCCGTCGAACTTCTTCTGCCGCTGCTTCCACATTTCGCGAACGGCCACGAAGTCCTGGAGATCGGTTTGCAGGTCGACGAACGCGCCCTTCTTAATCAGGTTTTCCTGAGTCAAAAGAACTGCATCGTCGATTTCGGAGAATTGCAGACCCATTAGGGTAGTCCTCTCTATCTACTCCGCACGCAGGCCGCTACTTACTGAAGTATTTGCGATCCAGGAGATCGGCGGTCTCTTCGAGCGGATTTTGTGTGTTTTTGGTCTTCTTCCCGCCGGGCCTGGCGATATGCTGCCCGGCACGCTTTTCAAGATCCTTTGATAGCTTCCGTTCGCGCGCCTCAGCAAATTCCTGCTGAAGCACGATCCTTGCCGCCTCCTGAAAAACCTCCTCGCGAGGCGGCGCGACCTGGCCCGTCGCCTGATAGCCGGCCAAGGTAATCGCCATTCGGGACGCGATCTGATCCCTTTTCGCGCGTTGCGAACTTCCCGGCTCCAGCGAGGAGAACCCCCCAGTGCCGAGGACCTCGGCGAAATCCTCGCCCAGCCCTTCCACCTGCCTGTCAAACCATTGCTCGACGTCGCGAGACGCGGCTACCTGCGCGGCTTCGACGGATTCGGCCTGCTGACGGCGGAATTCGTTGATTGTTTCGTTCTGTGCCTTGAGGGCAGACTTCATCGCCTCAAACGCCTTGATGACGTTCGGGCCGTACTCTTCCGGATCAAGCTCGGGGAAGTCGGCGAACGGATCGGCAACCTCTTCGTCAGCCTCCTGCCCGGGCTCGGCGGAGGCCTTGAGCACCGCGTCGGCGACACGGAGGAGCGACTCCTCAGACGGAAACGCACGGGCTTCCGAGAGCGGAATTCCTGCGAGGATGGCGCGAGTCAGCGCCTCGTCACTGATCTGCGGCGCTACTTGCCGTTCCGAGTCTCCTCCGTCGCCTTCAGAATCTCCGTCTCCTCCAGCCCGTTCTTCACGGCCGCCCTCGCCTTCCGGCAGAACGTCACCGCCCTTGCGGCTATCAGAATCCAGCCTGCCACCTTCTTCAGCACCACCAGAATCGTCGCGAGCTTCACGGTTCTCTCCTTCGGTCTCGCCATCCTCGACGGTCTCGCCGCGCTCCATGGCACTCTGTTCGTGCAGACTGGCAACGGCGGCTTCGGCGGCGGCGTCGATTTCGGCTGCAAGGGATTGTTCAACGTTCATGGTCTTCTCTCTCTTCGTTAGGGAAGCGTCGGGTTACGTAAACGAATACCGGTCGTACATACCACGCGCCTTGAGCGCTCTCTTGCGGTGATGCGCGTCCCGATAGATCGGATCGCCGTTTCGATTCACTTCAGTCGGCACGCCCTGCTTCGCCAGGTAGTCGCGAAGCTCGCCGGCCTGGCTCGGGTGGACCCCCGACGCGAAACAGGTCATGGGCCAGCCCGAGCCGGCATTGCGGCGACGGTACCCAAGCTCGGCATGGTAGTCGCGCCGAGCCGTCACTCCACCACCTAGCAAGATTTCATCGGGAGCCTCCCCTCGCGGAAAGTCGCGTTCGATTACTTCACCGTCAGGTGTTGAATAGGCATACGTCGGCATGTCGTTCCTCAGCTACAAAATTCTAGACTAGCACAACACACTCACTCTCCACGAAAAACCGATCAGCCTGGAAGCTCCGCGTCCTGAACATTCCCGCCCATGAGAATCTGCTGCATGGCAGCCGATGCCCCTTGCCGCGATTGGCCGGCTCCGCCCTTTCGGATGTACTCCCTCGTCGTGTGCGCCGGCATCCCGCCGCCGCTTTCTTCCGGCGCAGCGATATTGTCGACAAAGGCAATAAGCTCGTTGACTTCGGGGAAGTTGGCGAACTTCGCCAGGAGCTTGAAGATGTTTTCCACCTGGATCACACCGGTCTGTTGAATGAACGGCGCAAGCGGAATAATATACTCCTTAACGATCAACCCAAGCTTCTGAAGCTTTGTGCTCGGCGTGTCGTCCGACCGCGAATAGACGTCGATCGCCAGGTCGTAGAGATCGAAATTGCCAACCTTCAGTTCCGGACCAAAGTTGATCGGGATCGTTGCGTCAGTTCCCGGAATCGGCTTATCGACGCGGCGTCGCTTGATCGGGTCGTGCCACTCGTAGTAGGCGAGCGAGTAGAAAATGTCCCGACTGACTTCAGTAACGTTGTCGGCCATATCCCGAAGCTGCGCCGTCGCCGCCTCGGCAATCAGCCTATCCTGGCCGACCGTCTCCGTAAGCGGAGCGAGTCCGCCCAGCGAGTCGAGGTTCCCGGCGAAATAGGAAAACAACTCGCGGCACTGCATCTGGAAGGCGAGCGTTTCGCGATTCACGCCGCCGGCCTCGAGCCGCTCGGGCTTCCGGCCGTTCCACTTGATGCCATCGCCGTCGCGAGCGTTCTTGAAGTTCTCCACACCCTCGTCGTCCGACCCGTCGAAGCCGAGAACCGATTTCTGCCCGTCAGCCTGGTTGCCTAGCTTCCGGAACAGCGCGTTAGCAAGCTCGTGCAGGTCACGCCAGAGCGAAGCCGGCGGGAGCCCCATGTGCTCGCCGGGCACGTCGATGAACGAGAGCTTGTGATACGGGCCGCGAGGCGGGCCCTTGAGTTCCCGCTCGAACATGATCTTCTTCGACGTGATCCCGTACGTAATAAGGAGCTTCTCGTCAGGTAGCCACACGTCGCGGGCCCAGATCTTGTCCTTGAACGTCTCCGCCGTCGATCGGGTCGTCGCCGCATCGGCCCGGTCTTCGCCGTTGGGCCCGATGTACGTCCTCTCGTCGGGCTTCAGCCACAACCGCGAGCCCTTGTTGATCTCCTTCGACTCCATCACCTCGTCGTAATCGAGCCAGTAGTCGTTCCCCTCGTAGTCGATTTCGTCTGGGTTCTTCGCGCTCATGTCGATAAAATAATCGTCGAACGTCACCAGATCAACGAACGACTCGCCGTAGTCGTGGCCCAAGGCCGTTCCTATCGTATGGAGCCCGCATTTTACCACACCCCAGGGCGAAAATAGCGCCTCAGCGACCATCTTCCGCATGGTCCGGGCGAGCTTGATCTCTTCGGGAATCTTGTTCAGGGCAAGCTCGAAGGTGGCAGCAATCGGCTTGAGTTGTTCAGTCAGCGCCGTGAACAGTGCCCGCGGGGCGTTCGGCACAAGCTGACGAATGTAGATCATGACTGCAAGGGCCAGAAACGGCACCGGAACCTTTTTCTCGGCACCGCCCTCGGCATAGTGCGAACCCATGAACTGCTTCACAACCTCAACGCGCTTCTTGCGAGGGAACTTGAGTTGATTCAGCGACCAGTCGATGGACGTTTGCAGTCGAGAGAACTGCTTTTCATTGAGCGGACTCATTCAACTTACCTCGTATAAACAGCAATAGATCTTCGCAAACCACACACCCCATGTTTCACCGTGATCGCGCTTCGGCCCGCTGTCATTCCAGTGCGACTCGCATTCCATTGCATGAGCCCACTCGTGCGCAAGGGTGATGTACCTCATATCCCAATTCTGGGAAGCGTTGAGCCGAATTTCGATTTTCTTGAGCCGGCCAAGAGAGACAACGGCCTCGCAGTAGCCGAGCATGTCCCGTGAGAGCCTGACGGTACGTACCTCGACCGGCACGCCGGGGCTGAACTGCTCCTTCAACACGCGGATCGACCGCAACCACGTCTTTCTGCGCTTCTTACTCAACGCCATGATTCGTCAAGCTCCCGGTTGCTTTTCTTGTTCCGCTTCTCACGCTCCTTCCTCCGCCACATAAGCGACCCGACTGGGATCTCGCGACGCTTCGCCTCGGGGCTGTTCTTCCGCTCGTCCATCCCCATGACGCAAAGCGCGTCAGCGATTACTGTATCTCCGTGATTCGCCTTGGCACCGGACGGATCGAGCTTACTAAGAGACCTGCTATGTTCAACCGCGCCGGACGGAGTGAAGATATATTCCAGGCATTCTTCGAGAGCCTCTTTCGAGCGATTACTCACCTGATCCCTCTCGACCGCCTCTCTATAAGATCCTAGTAGCACCTTCTTGCTATCTGGCGTTGAGTCCCAGCCCGGAACGTCGCTGACTTCCTTCGAGTACGCCTCAATCCGTCGCTTGCAGTAGACGTTTCCGTAGTGGAGATCCATAACGCGAGACCCGAATTGTCGGCCGGGACCGTTCCGCTCCCAAATGAGAAACGCCTTGCCGAGCCAGAGCGCGATCGCGACCGCCTGGTAAGCGAGTGCTTCGGGCCGTATAAACGGATTCCGGTACTGAAGCACCTTCTCGCGCGTCACGGCGTCGTAGCCGACGATGACAGAATTTGAGGCCCCAGTGCCGGCCGAAATGTCGACACCCAGGACGATCTTGCGATCCAGAGGCGGCTTGCCGTCTTTGTCGAGATAGAACCAAAGTTCAAGCCTGCCCTCCGGGTTCTCACGAAATTCAGTAGGCTCGGCGGTCTGGGTGTCGTAATCGAGTTCCCCGACCGTGATCGGAGGCCGGGCATGTTTGCGGATCGCCTCCTGGATCTTCTCGGGCGTGAAGTATTGGCTCCCGGAGCCGAGGTAGTCGATGTCGAGTTCCTGCGCGATCTCCTGCGGATTGGCGCAGCGCTTGCACTCTTCGTCGTACCAGGGCGAACGGACCTTCCCGTCGAGAATCGGGTGATAGTTCTCCGGATAGCCTTCCGGATCGAGAACCTTCAGGTTGCCGTTCTCGTCGGTCGTGTAGAGACCACGCGACTTCTCGGGGTGGACCGACCAATGGAGTCGAAGCCGCTCAATGCCGGTCTGGCGAATGTCGTAGAAGGCGTTGTTCGTCCCCTTCGGCGTCGAGTTGAAGATTCGGCATTTGGTTGCGTCGCGAGTCGACGCGAGCGTCCGGTGACCGTTCACCTCAACGGCGGCGAATTCGTCGAGCACGATCGCCGTCCGGCGGTCACCGCGGGCCACGTCCTTGTTCGTCGACTCGCCGTCGATCACCGAACCGTTCTCCGGGTTCTCGGCGTGAAGCTGCTTACGGTGCTCGTTGGAGTTGTAACCCTGCGGACGGAGCCAGGGTGGCAGGTTGTTGAGCAGGAAGTCGAACTTCCAGAACAGCGACTTCGGGTTCCCGCTATCGTCGACGAGCGCTTCGCTGCGCGAAACGAACAGAAACGACTGCATGGGGCGGAACAGCCAGAGCCAGGTGATCGCCGAGACGATGATCCACGAGGCCCCCATGTCGCGAGACTTCTCGACCAGAATGTCGTGCCGGTTCACGGCGCGGATAATGTCGAGAATCGCAGTCTCTTGAAATTCGTAGAGAACGAACGGGAGCTTTGGGAATGGCTCAGCGCGCGGATCGTACGTCCACCCGAAGACGTTGATGAATAACAGCGGATCAAGCCTGCACGCCTCGCGCATGGCGTCGGCGAACCCGACGTCTTCCATCGCACGCTTGAGAATTCTCCTCCGAAACCGCAGATTCTTCTTTGGCTTCTTTGGGACTCGCCAGTTGAGAGGTGCGGCTACCTTAACCACTACCCGCGAGCCTCCAGATCCGCTTCCTTGCAGCCTTGGGAACAGAAAAACCGGAAGACCGAAACCGTCTTGCCGTCGGCCGGGGCCAGGTCGTACTTCACGGTGGCAGGCACGCCATCTCCAACGGCACAGACGTACGACATGGTGTTCCTAGCACACTGGCGAATGAGATTCAGGCCGCAGTAGTCACACGTCTTGACCACCTCGGTCTTCGGCTTCGCGGCCTTGCACTTGCGTTTCGGGCTCGACGGCCTCTTCCACGTCCGGCTCATCGATTTCGCCATACTCTTCTTCCTCAACTTCGAGTTCTTCGAGCATTGCTTCGATCTCGGCGATCGCCCGGGCGCTGGCCTTGCGGGCACTCCTCATGGCTTGGGTTTCCGCGTCCGCCTTGACCTCAAGCTGCGAGACCTTGGCCAAGAAATCCTTGGGCTCCTCAATCGCCTGCCGGAAGAGATAGAATGCAGCACTGCACGGCGCTGAGGTGACTTCCTCGCCGTTCAGCCGGCGACCAGCGGCATCGAGGGCCCAGCGGAGCGAATCCCGGTAGCTCTGCGGCTCGTCGCCAATCTCAATGGACCCGTCCGGAAGCTTGCCCGCGCCGTAATGCTTGACCTCGGCGTGAGACTCGGGATTGGGGTCGAATTCACGTAGGTCGTACTCCCTAAACAGCCGGTGCAGACACGGAAATTCCTTCGAGGCCCTGACAATCGCCTGATTCTTCGTGTACTCCGCTTCGAGTTCCTTAACCCGAGCGCTCCACTTTTCGTAGGTCTTCTTCTCGCTTCCGGGATCTTTGCGCCAGAGAACCGACCGCACCCGCTTCGCGAATTCGTTGAGCGTGCTGGCCGATGCCGGCAGCACGTTCGATTTCTTGCGGGTCTTGGCAGGCTTCTTTGGTTCCGCCACGCTCACGGCTCCAGGGCAAGAGTTCCCGAAAAACTCCACTCTACCACCGGCCAAGGAGCGAACGCCGGTTTCCGATCAGCGCATAAAGAAGCCCGGCCGAAACCGGGCGATGAAAAACGGAGCGTTTTCCCGACGATCAGCGGGCCCAAGGCGGCGGTCCGGAGGGCACGTTCCGCGGACCCTGAGCCACTTCCTGCGGCTCGATGGAATCGGAGACCTCCCGAAGATACCCGGCCGGCGGCGGCACGGGAACATGGACC